TTTTGTAACTAGCCCAACGCGAAAGCCCATGAGGCAATACGCGTTACGGAAGCGCTAATTGTAGCGGATCCGGAAGTGTCTAGAACGAACGTTTGACCGATAGCAGTGACATCAGCGCGGAATACGAATAAACCTGCTGTACCTGTACCGTTCACCACCTGTTCCAGCAGTAATGCCGACCCAACTGTAGAAGCTGCAATGGTTGGCGTAACGATTGTCGTGCCCACAAGGACAACGAGAATCAACGACGAACCAGTGGTCATGGCAATAAGATAGTTTGGGCCTACGTTGACCCTAGTATCCCCCGCTATCACAGGGTTGGTGCCAAATGGCGCCGTTCTGGTGACGGTTCCTGCACCCAGGATACGTGTTCCTATGGAGTTAATGTTAACCAACTCGGGCTTCAACAACACGATGTCATAAGACGCCCACAACTCTCCGAGTACTGTTCCAGGTGCGCCTGGCAAACCTGCCGTCGCAATCTGAAATTTCCCCAGGTCCGCAAACCGGGCATCATTGCTCGCCGCAAGTGAACTCGATGAGTCACGCACGTAAAACCAATTTTGCCCAGTCTCTTCCGGGTCACACTCCACACTGTGGAACTGTGACATGGAAGGTTTGGCAGACACGGAGTATTGAGCATTCTCCATATGGACTTTGTCCAAATAAGGAGCCTCAAGGACATCGTAGTTCGTTGCCAATATCACAGAGCCCAATGGCCCACCCGCCGTGATGTCGGAAGATAGACTCTTAAACTCAAAGACAAGGCCTTCGAACCTGTATTGTTGGTATTGGGCTGCCACAGATGACAGCCAAGGGAACAGCAGCGCATTGCCCGCATTTATGGAATAGGAGGCCACATTAAAAGCAGTGGGCACCCCCGGTACCACAATATCCGCGATAAACTCACGGTGCCGAACACGCGTCGCGTTTCCCTTTACCCCGAAGTCGGGCACAAGCTCTCCCGCAGACACAGCCTTACCGACTTTTGAAACCGTATTGCTACGGACTTCATAGTCTCCAAATCCTAGAATTCGTGACAGAGCGTTTCCGAGCATTCCGCCGCCTGCGCCACCAATAGCAGACGCGCCAGGAATTTTCGTGTACGCTCCAACACCCGCACCAGCCGCCCCACCCAAGCGCCTGAACGTCCCTTTCGGGACGTTCTTCGCGAGGAATGGTTTGATGGTGTCGGTGTAGTAGTCACCATGACCTTGAACGTGGGGTGTGTTGACGTTTTGCTTACGTCTCGTCTTCTGACTCTTCGTTAAAGTCATCCTTCAACAATTTGTCTCTCTCTTATCAGTTATCACGGCGCACAGGAAGAAATTAAATCTAAACTGATGCGGACCCCCAAGGTGGCCCGCCTGTGCACCGAACGTTTGAGCTCATCCGCCTCGCGCCCTGCGCGTGCGGTCCCCTCGTGCAGCCTTGATCACAACCGGTCTTGGCTTACGAGGGAATTTTGTTCCCGTGGCAAACTTCACACTTCGTGATGCTTGCACTGCCCTAGTGGCGTTAGGGTCAGCTGGTTTCGCGGGGGTGAGCAAATCTCCATCCACTATGACCTCCACCTCACTAACGGCCTCCTTGGGGACCGCGCACAGTGGGGGGGTGAGAAAGTTTTCGAGACGTCCGACTCCGCGCAGCCATCGCCTAAACGTTAGCTGATCGAAGCCGTACGCATCTAAACTTTTCGAAGCGTAGGCATGCATCCAACCGTTATCCACATTGGGATATTGGTCTGCCTGCGGGAGATCCGAGTTCCAGATCGTTAGATGGCTCTTCACCGTTTTCACGGTGTCGATACCACCCGCCAAAGTGATGACCCAAGTCACGAATTCACCGATGATAGGGGTGTTGGCATCTGTCAGGTAAAAGGCCCTCGCCTTCTCCAACAGTTTTACCAACGGCGTGACGGATGGCGGAAGTGACACCGTCGTGTGAAATTTGCTCAGTTGCCTGGGCAAATCGCAACACGAATTCGGGTCACCATGCCAAACGTCAGGACCATAAACTCTCGCCAAGAATTTAATACCCATGTCACCCCGCTGAATTTCTTCAACGTCAAGTTTCATGCCCACGTTAGTCGCGCAACGACTGTAGACATCAGGTGAGACGTCAGCCGTCAGGCCGTCGTCACCCCCGTAGATGCCCAACTTACTCCAGGCTGCCTCGCTGTCCAAGTACGCACCACCTACCCTCATCGAGCGGAATGTGTAATAGGCAACAAAGGCATTCGCCAAGGAGTTGAAGGCGGCGGTCTCTGGAGAACCCGACGCCCTCGCCGTGCCAGTCTCATAACGTGTGCCGAAACGGCCCACAGCTGGTATATTGAATTGACTTTGATGTAGGTCATTCAACTGTTCAGCGTACATTGGGTCGAACGCCCTCATAAGGACGATTCTTTCCAACTCGCGTAGAACAGGTGACACACGACCATCAAAGCGGCTAAAATCCGTGTTAACACACGAATTCGCCGAGAACGCAACCATCGCAACGCGTTGGGCTATGAAGACAGGCGGCACGCCGAAAGCGTACCAGCGCATTGTCTTGATAACCTCAGCTATCGCGTAGATGAAGGTGGAATAGTCCCGCTTATCAGATCCATTGATCTGACTAATGGGTCTAGGGTCCTTAACCTCACCGTAAGCTTCTTTCTTCATAAACATCCTGACCCGTCTATCGGCGTCCTCGTTCATAGAACGATCCAAGATCATGCGTTGCATCGGTCTCGATTGTTTTTCATACACTTCG